CACCATCACCGGGCTGCCTGACGCAACGACACCGCTCACCGGTAACGAGCGGGTGCCGATGGACCAGGCCGGCACCACGAAGGACGCGACAACGCAGGCCATCGCTGATCTGGCGTTGGCTGATGCCGACGCAGCCCGCACAGCACTGGGATTGAACACAGGCGACAGCCCGACGTTCGACGACCTGACCCTCACCGGCCTGCTGACGGCGCCACACATTCACGGCAGCATCGCTGGGAACTTCTACGTTCACGTCAAGAACGGCAGCGGCGGCAGCCTGGCGGCCAACACAGCCGTCTATGCGACCGGCTCCGTAGGCGACACCGATCGAATCGAGGTGGCGGCCTGTGACCCGACCGACCCGGCAAAGATGCCGGCCATCGGCCTGCTCACCACCACGCTGGCGAACAACGCCGAAGGCGACGCGATCATTCTGGGCGAGCTGAGACCGACCAACACCGGCAGTTACACCCTGGGCGATGAGCTCTACGTGGGCGCGGGCGGTGCGCTGGTCAACACGATCCCCGCGTCTGGCACGGTGCAGCGTGTCGGCAGCGTTGCCAGGGTTCAAGCTGAGACCGGCACGATCGTGGTGGGCATTGGCGCAGGGATGTCCCGGGTGGGCTTCACCGGTGCGTACGGCGACTTGAGTGGGGTGCCAACACTTGGCAACGCTGCGGCGCTGGACGTTGGCACGACAGCTGGCACGGTGGCCGCTGGCGATGATGCCCGGTTTGCCATTCAAGACATCTACATCATCGCCTGCAGCGACGAAACGACAGACCTCACAACGGGCACCGCGAAGGTGACGTTCAGGATGCCAACTGCTGGCACGCTGACTGCAGTGAAGGCAACAGTCGGCACGGCGCCAGTGGGCAGCGATCTGATCGTTGACATCAACGAAGCCGGAACGTCAGTGTTGAGCACCAAGCTCAGCATTGATGACGGAGAGAAGACCAGCGAGACGGCAGCGATCCCTCCGGTGATCAGCGATTCAGCCTTGGCGGACGACGCAGAAATCACGATCGACATTGACCAGGTGGGCTCCACCACCGCAGGCGCTGGCCTGAAGGTCACCCTCTACGTCACCCGGAGCTGAAGTCATGAATACTCTCGCACTTTGGGACACGATCGATCATAAGACCCTTAGTTATCCGAGGGCTGATGATCAACCCGTGGTGAATCTCGACCCGCGTTATCTGGTGTTGCGGATCGTCAAGGAAGATCGGCCCGATGACGTTGAGGGCTTCACGGTACGGCAGCGGTTGACTGTCGACCTCGATGCGCTGGAATGGCGCCACGGCTGGGAGCTGATCGAGCTGCCAGCGCCTGCACCACCGGAGCCGGATTACGTGGGGTTCTACTCTGCGCTGCTCGGCAGTGCGACATACAGCGCGGTGCTACAGATGCCCGCTACGGCTGAGCTTGCTCGCGCTCTGGCAGTGTTTGTCTCAGCCATCCAGGACGCCATGAACTACCGCGTCAACCCGCAGGCGATGCAAGGCGCGATCTGGCTGCTATTGAGTCAGGTGGCGCTTACTGACGAGCATGTGGATGAGCTGACTGAGCTAATGGCAACGCATCACCTTGATCTCGCCTACACGTTGGTACCGGCATGAGCATCATCTACATCGACCCGTATCAGTTCGCGGCGGCGGCAGGATACGACCCTGACGCGCAGTCTTACATCACCGCCGTTGAGGCAGCTGACGGGCAGGCGCTGGAGATTGGCGTGAAGGATGCCATCAACGCATTTGTGGTCGGCTGCAAGGCCGATGGCATTTGGGCTGCCATCAAGGCATCGTGCATCATGGCTGGTGCTCGGACGCTGGCCGGTGCGCTGGTGCCGCTGGTGGGCACAGCGCCTACCAATAACAACTTCGTGGCGGGGGATTACGACAGGGAGACGGGTTTGAAGGGCAATGGAAATACGAAGTATTTAGATAGCAACAGGAACAACAATGCTGATCCGCAAAATAGCGTGCATCAATGTTGTTTTATTTCAACAGCACCTTCAACGGGCACATCAAGGGTTTACATGGGTGCCGGTGTTACCGATGGAGGAACCACTCACGTAGTTCGTAGCTCTTTTGGGACATTTGGCAGCAGAAATCGCAACTCTTTTGACGATAGCCCAGTAAGCACACCAGTCACTGGCTTTGCAGGGCATTCAAGATCAAGCTCAGCGTCGTATGCTATTCGCGCAAACTCTACAAATTACACCGAAAGCAGACCATCACAAATACCGTTTAACGGAAACGTTTTTGTTTTTGCAACCAATCCAGCGTCTTTTTATTCCGACGCCCGCCTCGCCTTCTACTCCATCGGCGAATCGCTCGACCTCGCCTTGCTCGATGCCAGGGTCACCGCTCTTGTCAACGCCATCGGAGCGGCGATACCATGACCAGCATTCGTGAGCAGATCCTCGCAGCGCTAACCACCACCCTGGGCTCCACCACCGGAGTCACGGCGGTCTACCGCAGCAGGGCGGCAGCCATCGCCCGTGCTGAAGCTCCCGTGCTGATCGTGCAGCCTGGCCCCGGTCGCGCACAGAGGCACAGCACCTGCAAGCTGCACCACACCATGGACGTGGAGGTGATCGTTCACTGCCGGGGGGACATCCCTGACGTGCTGGTGGATCCGATCATCGTCTCAGCCCATGCGTTGATCATGGCCGACACCACCATCGGCGGCCTGGCCACTGACATCGTGCCGACAAACGACAATCCCCAGCTGGATCCTGCAGACCTCAGCAGCATGTGGTGGGTCCACACCTACGAGGTGCAATACAGGACGCGGGAGGGCGATCTGACGCAGGCTTGATACCGTTGGGCATCGCATCCTGCCCATGGCCAAGAAGTCAACCCCAACGATTCCGCCACGGCCAACAGAGGGCGGATCTTATGAGCTTGTGGACAACAAGTGGGTCTGTCTCAGGCGCACAGCGCAGCCGGGTGAAGCATTGCCGGAGCCTGAGCCCGTGGTATGCCCTGCTCCTCATGCCTGTCAGAATGAGCCGGAGCCTTCCCCTGTTCCCGACCCGGAGTAACCAATGGCCCTGTGGAGAAACCGTCTGGCCTTGGTGAAGGCCGAGTCAACCTACGGCACCAATCCCACACCAGCGGCGACTGATGCGCTGCTGTTCACCGAGCTCGACGTCACGCCCCTGGAGATGGAGCTGATCGAGCGCGAGACGATCCAGAACTACTTCGGTGGCCGTGAGAGCGTCATCGGGCAGCGCTCCGTCCCGATCAGCGCCACTGTTGAGCTCGCTGGTTCTGGCACCGCTGGCACAGCCCCGCGCTACGGCCCGCTGCTGACTGCCTCCGGCCTGATTGAGACGGTGGTGGACGGCACCAGCGTCACCTATGCACCTGTGTCTAGTAGCTTCGACAGCTACACGATGCAGTTCTTCATCGACAACGGCAGCGAGCAAGCCATCACCGGCATCCGCGGCTCGTTCGACATCAGCATGTCGGTCGGCGCAATCCCCACGATTGCGTTCAGCCACATGGGCATCTTTGGCGCCCCCACCGCGCTGTCGCTGCCAAGCCCGACCTACAGCAACCAGGCCACGCCGCTGGCAGTCAACGCTGACAACACCGCCACGGTGACCGTGCACGGCTTCAGCGCTTGCATGACGGAGTTCAGCCTGAGCCTCGGCACCGAGATGGTGTTCGAGCAGAAGGCCGGCTGCACCAAGCAAGTCAGGCTGACCAATCGGGTTACCACCGGCAGCATCACCATCGAGCTGCCCGCATTCGCCACGAAGGACTTCATCGCTGCCGTCACTGCCCAGACCGAGGCGACCATCACCTGGGTCCACGGTTCCACCGCTGGCAACATCATCACCTTCACGGCCGATCAGACCGCATTCGACTCTCCCAGCTATGTGGAAGCGGACAGCGTGACGCACATCACCCTGCCGTTCCGCTGCCTGCCGTCTTCCTCCGGCAACGACGACTTCACCCTGGCGTTCACCTGATCCAGGGTTAACACTCACCGCCCCTACATCTCATGAGTTTCGTACTCGAGCAGTCGCCCACGTTCAAGCACCCCGTCTCAATCCGTGAGGTGCTCGATGGTGGCAAGATTCGCACGCATCAGTTCACCGCAATCTTCAACCGGCTGACGCAGACCCGGATGGAAGAAGTCCTGATGCAGACATCAGCGCTTGGCGCCAAGGCTCGGCGCTTTGAAGAGATCGACGACATTCCGTTCCGCGCCATTGCCGACGAGATTCTGGCCGGATGGGAAGGCATCACTACCGCCGATGGTGAGCCTGTGGAAATGACCCCGAGCACAAAGGCGCAGCTGCTCGATCGCGTTGCCATCGCTGATTCACTGGTGACGACGTTCCTGGAAGCGCACGAGAAGGCACGAGCAAAAAACTGACCGGCGCCGTTGACCACATGTTCAACGGCAAGGGCGACACCACACAACTGGAGGCCGATGCGGCGCGTTATGGCGTGATCCTGGAGTCGCACCACCTACAGCCGCCTGAGTATCTGCTGTGGGCTGAGTTGTGGCCTGCGGTTGACCTGTTCATGCGATGCCACACGCAATGGCGAGCAGGGCCAGGCGGGTTGATCGGGCTGGATTATCCGGCGGTGCTGCAGACGGCGGCAGTCTTCGGCATTGCTGTCGATGCTGCGATAATGGAGGACATCCAGGTGATGGAGCTTCACGCCCGGACCCTGATCAACAGCAAGGCAGGAGGCTCCTAACCATGGCAGTGATGAGCGCGTTGCTGCAGATCAAGGCCAACGTCACGGGGCAGCAGTCTGTCGACAAGCTGAGCAAGAGCCTCGGCAATGCCAGCACGCAATCGAAGGGCCTGGGCGATGCTTTCGTTCGGCTTGGCAATGCCAGCCGATCCCTTGGGGGCGTGATGGCGTCCATCGGTGCAGGCGCGCTGGCCACGAGCTTTGCCAGGGCTGGCGTCGATGCAAGCCGAACAGAGAAGCGACTGGCGAATCTCGCGGATCAGTTCGGCGAGACTGGTGATCTGATGTCGTTCGCTGGCGACGCTGCGCGACGGTACGGCATCGGGCAGACGCAAGCGGCCAACGC